TTAGGAGAGGAAAGCGAGAACGTTGAGAAATTGATTCTTAAAGTTCAAAGTGCTATGGCTATTTCACAAGGAGTTCAAGCTATTGGGGAGAGTGTAGATTCATTTAGGCAACTTGGTGCGGTTATTCGTTCTACTACTTTATTTCAAAAGGCGTTAAGTGCTGCTACTGCTATACAAACTTTTGTAATGAATGGTGCGACTTTAGCAGCTAAGGCTTTAAGAGGCGCGTTAATTGCTACTGGAGTAGGTGCACTAGTTGTTGGAGTTGGTTTACTTATTGCCAATTTTGACAAGGTTAAAAAAGTGGTACTTAATTTAGTTCCACAATTAGCGATGGTGGGTGATGTGGTAATGAGTATCGTTAATGCCGTTACTGACTTTGTAGGTGCAACTAGCGAAGCAGAAAGGGCAGCGGATAGAGCCAAAACAAATGCCGAAAAAAGGAGTAAGGATATTGACAGGATTCTAAAAGAGGACGGTTCAAGATATTCAGAAAGTGCCAAAAAGAAAATGGCAATTGAAAAGCAGTTGCAAGATGATATTGCGGAAGGTTTATACAATGAAACTAAATTAAGAAAAGAGGCAGCTTTTGCTATTGCTCAAATAGATAAAGAAAATGCGGACAATGCCGAGAAAAAAAGAAAAGAGGAGCAAGATAAACGAAACGAGGAAGCAAAGAAAAGGACGGAAGATGCAAAGAAATTAAAAGAGGAGAACGATAAAAAAGCAAAAGAGGAAAAGGAAAGGAAAGATAAAGAGTTGCAAGATTTTGAAACTTTTCAAAGTGCGGTTGCTGGTGCAAAAGAAGCTCAAAATAAAATTGATATTGAAAATGCAGAAATGCAATTTGAAGCACTTACGGAAGTTTCAGATAAATTTTACAATGAAAATGAGGAGCAAAGAATTGCTAGAGAAACAAAAACTGCTGAGGACTTAATAAGGTTTGAAGATGACAAAAATAAAGTTTTAGCAAGTTCAAAAGAAAATCTTAATAATATAATATCAGGTTTAGAATCTTCGGGATTAGCCAAAACAAAAGCGGGGCAAGTAGCGTCTAAGGCAATTGCATTAACTCAAATAGCTATTGATTCAGCGGTTGCATTATCTAAGGCTTCTACACTTGCAAATGCTGAGGGAGTAGCGGCACAATTAGCCTTTCCAACTTTACCCGGTGCGGGTACGGTAGCTAGGGTTATATCTTACGCAAGTACTGCTTTATCAGTCGCTTCTAATATAACAAGAGCAAAGGCTTTATTATCTAGTGGTGGGTCAGGAAGTGTAAGCGGTTCAAGTCCGTCAGGTGGTAGCGGAGGAGGTCAAGCACCAGCACCGCCACAATTTAACATAGTAGGTCAAAGCGGTACAAACCAATTAGCGCAAACAATAGCGGGACAACAAAACAAACCTATTGAAGCTTTTGTAGTAAGTTCAGCAGTGACGACCTCACAGGCACTTGACCGCAATCGTGTAAAAACTGCGACTTTTGGCGGTTAATGATACCAATAAATATAAATAACGTTAAACATTTAAACAAAGTAATTATGGGAAGTATTAAAGGAATGAAATTCGAGTTAGCATTATCAGATGATTTAAAAGCGGGTGCATCTTTTTTACAAGTGGCAACAGATGCAGTAAAAAAATCAATCGCTAATTATGAAAATTCATATAAGGCGATGCAAACTGAAAGTAATGGTGCAAAAAGTGTTTTGAATACTCAAATGAAGTTGATTACTAGCGTAGAAGCAAAAGCAAAGGACTTAGGTATTAATCCAAGTACTATTCCAAATTATAATGAGATTAATAAAAATTGGGAAGCAACAAGCGCTATTATTGATAAAGTAAATCAGTTCTAAATTGGAAACATACGAAGTAATATTTAACAAAGATGAAACCGACGGAGTATTTGGTATATCCCTAGTTGAAAGTCCAGCTATGGAATCTGAATTTATTGCTTTATCTGAACAAAAAGAAATTCAACTTAAAGCCATTGATACTGAAAAACGTATCCTATTGGGTGCAGTTTTAATACCAAATAAGCCCGTTTACAGAAACCAAAATGGCAAAGAGTTTAATATTGTTTTCTCAGCTGAAACAATTAGACTATCAATGGAGAATTTCTTTGAGCAAGGTTATCAAAGTCAATCGACTTTAGAACACGACGAAAAGCAAGTAATAAAAGATGTAACCTTTGTTGAAAGTTGGATTAAAGAAAGCGAAACAGATAAATCAGTTCACTACGGATTGAATGAGCCAGTAGGTACTTGGTTCGCAAGTATGAAAGTGAATAATGATGAAGTTTGGAATGACTTTGTAAAGACTGGTAAAGTAAAAGGATTTAGCATAGATGGCTTTTTCGACCTAGAACGTATTAATTTAAAAACCGAGAATATGAATGTAGATTTAATTTTAAGCGCTATAAAGGAGGGCTTTGCTTCACTAACTAAAAGCAAAGTAGAACTTGGAAGCGTTAAAACCCAAGACGGTGCGGTAAGCATTGACTTTGAGGGTGATACGTTGGCGGTAGGAATGCCACTAACTATCAAAAATGAAAACGGCGAAGCTATGCCTTTACCTGATGGAGAGTACATTTTAGAAAATGGAATGACTTTAACTGTTGCAGGTGGTTTAGTATCTGAACTGGCTGAGGCTAAGGCGGAAGAAGTAGAAGAAGAAATGCCAGCGGAACTTGAAAAAGAAACTCCAAGCGGTGTGAAATCTGAGAAACACACTCAGGAGATTTTTTACCAATTAGCGCAAGAGTTCGGAAAACAATTAGAGTCTTTAAAGATGGAATTGAAAGCCGATTTTGAAGCTAAACTTGAAGAACAAAAAGAAATTATTTCTTTAACAAAAAACAAACCAGCTAAAGTTAAATCATTTGAAGAAATGACCGCTTTAGAAAAATTTAGACTAACAAAAAATAAATAAAAATTATGGCAATTACTTACAATTCAGTTAACTACAGAGGAAAGGCAGCAGAGCCTATCGTAGAAGAATTATTATTTGAAAACGCAACTATTGCAAAAGCTTTAGTTACATTTGAAGAAGATGTAAAAGCAGAAACTATCTTTACTGAAGCTACTGCAACTGCAACTTTACAAGCTTATACTTCAGGAGTTCCAACTTCAGCAGGTTCTTTAACTGCTTTTGACGTAGCGGTTACTCCTACAAAAGTTCAATTTTACCAAGAGTTTGACCCTAACACTTTGAGATTCTCAAGATTTAAAAGAGATATGAAACCAGGTGCTTGGGAAATTATGTCAAGCGAATTTGAACAACTTGTTATTGGAGGTTTATACGCTAAACAAATTTCTAACGCTTTTGAAAATGAATTTTGGAATGGTGCTACTTCAGCAACTAAAACGGCTGTAGCTGCTTTGACTGCAGGAACTGCTAATACTTCAGTAGGTGCTGCTGAGAAAACTAAAGTTGCTGCTTTGACTACAAGTCAAGTAGATGGTATTTTAGTGAAAATGATTTATAACGATTCTAATGCTTCAGCTACTGCGGGAGTAGGAACTCGTGTAAAAGTTGCAGGTACTACTTTAACTGCATCGGTTTTAAAAGCTGAATTCGACAAAGTTTACGCAGCTATTCCTGCTGTAGCTTTGAACGGTACCGAGAAACCAATCATTTACGCTCCGAAATCAGTTAAACAAATGATTGCTCAGGCAAACAATGTAACAACTGACTATACTAAGCCATTTGACGTAGACGCAGCTTACGAGAATATTTACTTTAACGGTTTGAAAGTAGAATTCGTTCCACTTCCTGAAAACGTTTTGATTGCTGCTTTAAAATCTCATTTGATTTGGGCTACAGATTTAGCTTCAGATGTTAACGTTATGCAGTTAGATAAAATCGCTCTTAATAGAGAAGATATGTTCTTGAAAAATAACATGACATTAGCCGCTCACGTTGTTAATCAAAAATTCAACGTACTATACGTAGGATAATATTAATCAAAACCGCTCTTTAACTAGGGCGGTTTTTAATAAAATATAAAATTATGGCGTGTGATATATTAAAAGGTCGTACCCTTGCGTGTAAAGATTCACGTACAGGAATTCGATACGTAGATTTTGGACTTTATACGGGCGATACTTATACGGTATCGGCTCAAGAAATTGCTTCTTTGCCTGCTGGATTAGCTGAAGTATTTCGTTATGAAGTTAAAGGTGCGGGTAATTCATTAATTGAAACTGCAACTGTAAATAACGACAATAGAACTATCGAAATTGTTCAAGCATTGGCTTTGACTTTGGCTAAATTAGGCAAAGAAACTGAAGTGGAATTGCAATCTTTACTTTATGGTAGAGTTGTAGCGTTTATTCACGATTATAACGGTAACGTTAAGGCTGTGGGTATTGATTCAGGATTAGAAGCTACTACTGGAGTTATGAGTACTGAAGCGAGTGGATATACTTTAGCTTTAGAAGCAAGAGATAATAACTTTGCACCGTTTCTTTCAAGTGCTGCTAAAACTGCTTTATTGGCTTTAGTTTCAGCTCAAGTGGTTACTGCATAATATTTTTTTCATAGTGTTTTTGTTTTAAAGCGTATCTTAATCGGTACGCTTTTTTATTTGATACCAAACCACTAAAAAAACGTTTAATAAATATGAAGATATTTGACCCGACCGATACAACTCATACCTTGCAAATTATACCACGTGAATACGTGAGTACTGCAACTATGATTTTAAGGAATGAATTAAGGCAAACAGAAACAACTCACAACCTTACTTGCACGAATGTAAATGGATATTTAACCGCTACATTTACACACACAATGAGTGAGGGCCAAAGTTTTGAGTTTGAAGTTTACGATACTAACGATGTTTTGCTTTATAGAGGCAAAGCGTATGCAACTGAAAATATATGATACTAGAAAAATTACAATTATCAAACTACTTTAGACCTGAGATTAAAGAAGTAGCTTCTAAAGACTACGTTTTAAATGGCGATAAAAATAGTTTTTACCAAGAGATTATAGACCGTTATAACGGAAGCCCAACCAATAGAGCGATTATAGACGCTTATTCTCAGTTCATTTATGGTAAAGGATTGACTTCTAAACAACAATCGATTAAACCTATCCAATTTGCAACGGTGGTATCAATCATTAGCAAAAAAGATTTAAAAAACATTTGCCAGGACTTTGAATTGTTCGGAGAAGCATCCGCTGAGATTATCTTTGATAAAGGTAAGTTAAAGCAAATAAAACACGTACCTAAGAATACTATCGCACCCAATAAAATGAATGAGGACGGCGATATTAATCTTTATTGGTATTCTCGTAATTTTGCCGATACTAGAAAGTATGAGCCTTTACCTATTGATGCCTTAGACTTATCTAAAATGCCAAAAAGTGGTAGTGCAATCTATATATTTAAAGATTATCAAGTAGGTAAAAATTACTATTCAGACCCTAGCTATATTTCATCTTTACCTTACTCGAAACTAGAAGAAGAAATAGGTAACTATTGCGTTAATCATATTCAAAACGGTTTATCTTTTGGGCATATTATTAATATAAATGACGGAGCGGATAGAACCGACGAGCAAAAGATAGAAACACTAGCAAGCTACCGTGAAAAGTTAAGCGGTTCGAGTAATGCGGGTAAGTTTCTTTTAGCATACAACGATAATAAGGATAGTGCTATTACGGTGGAATCTTTACAAGTTAGTGAAGCACACAAACAATACGAGTTCCTAAGCTCGGAAGCAACTCAAAAGATTATGTTATCGCATAGAGTTGTGTCGCCTATTTTGTTCGGTATAAAAGACAATACAGGATTCGGAAACAATGCAGACGAAATGCAAGTAGCATTTGATGAGTTAATGATTAACGTAATTCAGCCAAAAAAAGAAACTATCTTAGACGGCTTAATGGAAATCTTTAACGCTTGCGGTATTAGTATTGATTTGGATTTTATTCCTTTAAGAACTAAAGCAGTTGAAGTACAACCTACGCAATTAAGCGCACAAAGTAACCACGAACACACAGACGATATTTTAGCTGATGAGTTGGTAGGTTTAGGCGAATCAATAGATTTAGATGAATGGGAATTGATAGACTCTAGGGAATCGGATAACGACGACGCAATTACAGAAACGTCCTTTAAATTAGCTTATGCGCCTTCTAACTTTCCTGAAAGAGATAGTGAACAAGATACTACACTATTTAAAATTCGTTATTCTTATGCTGGTAATCCAACGCCTGAGCGTGAGTTTTGTCGTAAAATGATGCAAGCAAATTTGATGTATCGTAAAGAGGATATTATCGCAGCGGGTAATAAATCGGTTAATAAGGGCTTTGGTCCAGAGGGTGCAGATAAATACTCAATTTGGTTGTATAAAGGCGGTGCCCGATGTCGCCATTTTTGGATGCGTAATATCTACATTAAGAAAAATAACGATAAAATTACTGCTAAAAAGGCACGTGAACTACTTAACGAACTTGACCCGTCTATGAGAAAAGAGGCGAACTTTGAGCAAAACGATGCTTTAGTAGCTAAAATGCCAAACGATATGCCAAATAATGGATATTTAAAACCTCAAAACTAATGGAAACGATACTATTAACAGACAACCAAATAACAGAAAGTACTCTATTGGGTGGTAATATTGATGTGGATAGATACAAATTTTGTATAATTGACGCTCAAATATCTAAATTAGAAGAAAGTTTAGGCGAAACACTATACGAAAAGATAAAAACAGACTTTGAAAATAGCGTTTTAACAGGTGATTATCTTATATTGCATACAAAGTATATCACGCCTTTTTTAATCCATCAAAGCGCTATGGAATACCTTAAAATCGGGGCGTACCACGTTAGTAATGGAGGGATTTATAAACACACTCCAAACAATGGAACTGCTATTGATAAAAATGAAGTGGACTTTTTAGTTGAAAATCAAAGAGTAAAGGCTGAAATGTATATGCAAAGGATGGAAAAATGGTTATCTTTAAACCGTATTCCTGAGTATTATTCTTATGTATCGGGTACGGTAGTTCCAGCACGTAAGCAAAGTATGGGAAGTTGGTTTTTTGAGGGTATAAACTATGGCACAAAACGAAATAAAAGCGATAATGACAACGACCAAGACTTCGGATTCTAAGGAAAAGCAAGAGCGTGAGGCTAAAAAGACTATTGAAAAACTGCAAATTTATCTAAAGAAATATGGCACAACAAATAATTAATGTAGGCGCAAGTGCAAACGATGGAACAGGCGATACTTTAAGACTATCGCAACAAAAAACAAACGACAACACAACCGAACTATATAATAGTAAGTTAGATTCCGTTGTAGCTGGCACAAATGTAACCGTAGACAATACCGACCCTTTGAACCCTATTGTAAGCGCAACGGGTGGAAGCGCAACTTTAGGACTTATTAAAATAGTCGATAAAGCGGGCGATTTCTTTACCAATTTAGCGACTGCTTCCGCTTATATTAGAACGTTTACAAGTGCAACAATTACAAACGAAAGTTATTCAAATGGTACGTTTTGGTTTACGGTTCCGAATGGTTCGAATTTCGCAAACAACAACGGATTTTTGTATAAATTAACACCACACACGGCATACATTGAAGACCCTTTAGAGTTAATTTCTTTTTTAGGAAATAATACGCTTGGATTTAGCTCTGGAAATAGTTTTTTGGGAAACGTAAGATTTGGAACGAATTCTCTAGTTAGTTTTTCTGGTATTTTAAGAGTTAGAAACGTAACATTAGTAAATACTTCGGACACCTTAGGGGTAAACGCAAGCGGGCGCGTTGAAATTTACGGAACAATAGGCACAACAACAGCAAACAATTACACTAACTTTTTTACAAGTTCAACCGCAGTTATTTGGGCGCAGAAATCAATGCAAACCAATAACGGAGGAGGTATCGAAGGCGATTTAGCAAGGGCTCAAACAAATGGAGCAAAATTATTCTTTGGGTATGCAGATGGAACTGCTGGCGCACCTTTAACACGTCAAGAATTTAGCTTTACAAGTTCGCAAGATTTTACGCTATCTAGTATACCAAGCGCAATCTATGCAGTCTTTGTAAATGGTCAAGAATTAAATAGTTCGCAATACTCTTTTGTAACTACTACTTTAACTATTGCCGATACTTTAGAAAGTGGCGATAAAATTAATATTATTTACACTCCTACTGTAGCAGGTGTTTTAGATTATTATACTAAGGCTGAAATAGATGCTTTTGATTATGAAAGCAACCACGCAGAATTTATAGAAGTTAATGAGTTAAGTGATTTACCTACTCCTGTAAGTGGAGTGATTACTTTAGTTGCTAATTATACCTACTTATTTTTAAAGCATATTGATTTACTAGGCTCTCGTTTAGTCTGTGGTCAAAATACTGTAATAGTAGGTTGGAGCTCTGAAAATTGCTCTATTAGTTCAACTGGTTTAAGTGGTGCTACTGCTTTGATTACTTCTACTTATTCACTACCGATTAGAAGTATATCATTTACTCACGCTTTAGTGTTTGATTTACAAGGTGATATAAATACTACGGCTTTGGATTGGTTCGGAGTTAATCTTTTGAATTGCACAAGCGGTGGAACGATTAAAGACTATGCCAACTTTGTAATGAGTGATTGCGCTTTTTTAAATAGTGGAGGTTTTAACTTTGACGGTACTATTGGAACTATTGGATTTAGTAACTCCTTATTTAATACTGCAACTGGAACTACTGCAATTAATATTTTATCTACTTGTAATGTAAGCCGTCGATTAAGAATTATTTATTCTTCATTTGTTATTGGTAGTGGCGAAACAGGTGTAAATTTTAGCACTTCAGCAACGGTTAGCGATGAAAAATATATCTTAGATACGATTAACTTTAGTGGCGGTGGAACTTATACAAGTGGAGTTTTAAATACTTCAAATAAGGCTTTATTTGTAAATTGCGTAGGTATTGCCAATACTGCAACACGTGGATTTATGTATATGATTAACAACGGAACCGATACAACAATAGGAGGCGCTAATGTTAACGTATGGGTAAAGGCTTTAGGTACTACTACGGCAGATACGGCAAACTCTAAGTTTGACCACGCTAGCAATAGATTGACTTATACAGGAGCTTTTAATCAATCGTTTTTAGTGACAGCAAATACGGCAGTTAGGTCAGGTAGTAGTAATCAAAACATTAGTATTGGTATTGCTAAGAATGGAACTATACTGGCTAACTCAGAAATGACTATTAGAACGTCAACTTCAAATCAAGAACACCCAGGTAGTACTCAATATGTAATTGATTTGGTTGCTAATGACTACTTGGAGTTATTTGTGAAAAACTCGCAGTCTCCTGATGTTAGAGTTTCAGATTTAAACTTTTCAGTAATTAAAATACCATCATAATGAACGGAACAAAGAAAATAACAAAAGGACAAATTGCGGATTTTATATCTGATAGTACACAAACTGCTTTAGATACTAGAAACTTTAACTTAGTTAAAGATTCAACACCTACAATCGCAGTAACAGGAACTACTTCAGTAACGCAAATAGGAAGTAGTATTTTAATTCCAGCAAATACATTTAGCGCAAACGATTATTTTTCTTTAGATTCGTTTGGCGTTGCTAAAACGGGCGTTCTAGGAACTTCGGCTTATAGATTTTTAACCAATACAAGCGACACGTTAACGGGCGCAACACTTTTAGCGAGGTCATCTCTAATAGCCACACAAATAACATCAAATATGCAGAGAATATTTGAGATAGAAGGTGGTTTAATAAAGTGCAGAATGGGCGGATCTAGTAATTCTTTTACGGATAAAACGGCGTCAACAGTTGCTGGATTGTCCGCTTCATTTGACCCGACTATTGATAACTATTTTTTTACTGCAGTAGAGTTAACAAACGCGACAGATTCAGTAATAAGAACACAAATCGTAATAACTAAATAATTATGCCTTTATACTCAATTTTAGACGAAAACAATTATATCACACATTGTATTATGAGTGATACGTGTCCGCAAAATGGAACACCTTTACTTAATACGGAATTTAAAAAACCGCGTTTAGTTGACGGCGTATTGATTGAAACACACACGCCAACAGCCGACGAATTAATCGAGTCCGAGTTCTTGAAGTACCAACAAAGGGAGCGTGATGGAATGGACGCCTATTTAAAGATTAGCGCAGAATTTCGCGTGGCTAAATTAAGCGGTCAAATAAGCGAAGCCGAGCATAAGGCTATTGAGGAACTTTTGATACCCGTACGTGACGAAATTAGAGCGGGGCAGTGGATTAGCGGTTTAGTTAAATTAGAAGCGTTAGGCTCGCAAAATATAGGAGTTACTTTATATGATAGACTTCATTTGCAAATTTCAAATTATATTGAATTATGTTATTAATTTTAGCTTGGATTTTATTCCTACCTTTATCAGTCGTTAATTACTTTTGTGTAAAAAATAAAAAAGGGTACTTTAAACAAACTGCTTTAAATTTAGACAAATTTGGCAATCGTGAATTTAGAGCCTTTCTTAATTTATCAATGCAAAAAAACGGTTATCAGTTCGGTAACCAAAACGAAACAATATCGAGCGCACTTGGTAAAAACGAGCGAGATAATACCCTAACTAAATTCGGGCGTATTTTAGTTAAAATTTTAGACATTATAGATAAAAACCATTGTAAAAAAAGTATATCTTTGTAATTATGAGCCAAGCACAACGCACCGAAATAATGAAATGGTTAACCCTTATAATAGGGTTCGCTATATTGGTACTTCAAGTTTATAAGTATTTTAAAAATACTTTAGAATTAAATATAAATGAAGTTGTATTAACCGCGGTTGCCGTTGTATTAATGCGTAACCCTTATTCACTTATTGACCTTTTAAACAAACGAAATGACAGGTAATAAGATAGAACTAATGTCAATGTTAGGTGCAGCCTTTTTAAGCACATTTGTTATGGAAATGATGGAGAAAGTGATTATTACTACAGTTGCAATGGTTATAGGTACAACTATTGCGTATTATTGGAAAAAATATTTAAAATCAAATGAAGGAAATAAATAAAAAATATGGATAAAATCACACTTGAAAGAATTGCACTAGCACACCCAAAAATTAGAGAGGAGTTAATGGTATATTACAAAGAATGTAATAACAAGCTACCTAAACACGTTAGGCTACGTTTTAGCCACGTTTATAGAAGTCCAGCAGAACAACACGCTTTATTCTTAAAGCGTCCTAAGGTAACGAATGCCGATGCTTTTCAAAGTATGCACAATTACGGATTAGCGTTTGACATTGTTTTGCTTTACGATAAAAACGGTGACGGCAATTTTGAGAGTGCATCTTGGATAATTGACGAACATTGGCACAAAGTAGCTGAGTACTTTAAAGGTAAAGGTTACGAGTGGGGCGGTGATTGGAAAAAATTTAAAGATGCGCCACATTTTCAGAAAACATTTGGGTTTGATTGGAAAACTTTAAAAAGTAGATTTGACAAAGGAATATTAATTACTAACAACGGGATAACATACCCAAAAATTTAAAAGTATGGAAAAAGAATTAATTGAAAACTTATTGACTAACGCTGCTACAAAGTACAGCCAAAGTCCAGCAACTACCAACGCAGGGAGAATTTTAAGATTTATTGCAAAGATAGTTCCTGTTGGAGTTGTTGTGAAATTGTTTGCGCATAAATTGAGTAAATAGTGTACCAGTCTATTTGAATTTGCTACCATTTAGAACACTTATTTTAAAGCCGTTAATTAAGTTTAACGGTTTTTTTTATGTTAATTTTGAAAAAAAGTTTTTTTAATTCAAAATATAGAGTTATATTTGTACTCAGATAACAATTAAAAAAGAGAAATTATGAGCTTTAACTACGACGATTACAAAACAGGATTACACGATAGCGATAGTCCTATGAATAGAGAAACCTTTAAAGATGAGTTTACGCCACATTGGGATAACCTATCTGAAGCCTACGAATCAGGATATGAAAATGTATTCCACGAAAAAAGAAACGAAATTATAGACGAACTATGGAAAGTTCACGAAGTGCTGAAAGTTACAGGTCACGGAATGAAAGGCAGAATAGAAGCCATAATTGAGAAAATGATGTAAAATTTACAACCTAAATGTCCCCGACATTGATGTCGGGGACAAATAAAATAACAAAGTCAACAAATACAAAGGAAGTTTATATATTTCCGAATTCAAATTAAATAAAAACCAAGCCTGCCACTGATGGCAAACACCTGTTATAAGAAGTGGGGGATTTATGCACCGAAAAATGTTCACTGCAAAAGCATAGCAGACTTTCACAAAAGCGGAATTAAAACGTTTAAACCCCCATTTATTATAACGTTTCTCGGCTTTGTGCAGGTGGGGCATTAAAGCACGAAAGTTTCAACCCACCACAAAACTTAATTAAAAACACAGAATTATGAATACAGACAAAACTTCATTAGAAACAGAAAGCCAGCCATCTTGTTTAGGTGCTGTTATAAGCCGTTTAAAATTTCACTTGGAAGTAAACGCTGGTAGATTATGTGAACCAATTTTAAAACAAGGTAAAAACCCGAAAGATGATGCTGAATGTCATAAAGCGTTTTTAATGTTGGCTCATTTGGAGGCTATTGAGGATTACATAAATGGCTTATAACGTTTGCGTGTATGGGAAGTGGCGGAGAGTTTGCCTAATGCTTCCAAGTACAGACTGATTTTTAAATTAATAAACCAAACTCAAAAACACAAAACTAACCCGCCATTTTTTATACACGTTGTTATATGATGGCTTTATATTTAGAAATTATGAACAGAATTGAAAACCTTTACGAAATCACAAAAAAATTAACTGGAATTATTGAACCCGCTGGAGATGCAAGTCGAGATGGCGAAAGACTTATTAATTTAGAAGATACTATTTTATTAACCGAAAGATTGATAGAGGATATTATTTATGCTGCAAGAAACAAAGTAGCTTATGAAAGTTCTGTAAAAGTTTGCGGAATGAGAGCCGATAGATTTATTTCGGAATTACGTGAGCGTCTTGTTGAGTAAGCTATCACATAACGTTTCGCAACTACACGTCTGTTGCGTAAAAGTACAAAACTATCTTTCAGTTTAACACGGAACTTAAAGGTACAAAACCAAAATTAAATTAATCACAATGTAGCAATAGCGTGTAATTGCTGTTATCAGGAGTACGGCAATTTAAAAACTAAATATTATTATGAAAATTACACCAAAAGAGAAAGCAAAAGAATTATTGAAAAAGTTTGATTTAAGAGGTAGTGCAAACAATTATTTAAATATTGATATAGCAAAAAAAGGTGCTTTAATGGCAGTTGACTTAGCCATTGAATACAATGATTTTCACATTGAATTTTTACAAGAATTAATAGAAGAAATAATTACTTACAGCATTGGTTCGTAGTATTGCTGAT